AATTAAAAAGTTTTCATCTGTACTGATTCTTAGACTTTCTCCAAGTCTACTTGTATTGTCGTCGTTGTTGGTCATTGTAAGAGAAGATTGTATTTGGAATGTATCTCCCGGAACATTGTCACGTCTGAAGAAAAGATGTATCATTCCTTGACCGCTAGCCGGAGCACTTACAGCCATAAACCTTCCGTCGTTTCTAGCAACTACACGATGGCCAAATTCTTGATCGTTTGCTTCTGTAGGGCTTTCAATTAATTTAAGTGTATAAGGATCATTTTTTTCATACACAGACCATTTTCCGCTTCCATTGTTGTCAGCAAAAACTCTATCTCCAATGTTGTTGTTTAGTGTATCCTTGTCTTTATATTCGTTGTAACTTAACAAACTGTTGACGTTATTCATTGAACTTACTCTCACTGACACAAACTTATAGACATTACCATATGAATCAAACGTTGATCCGTCTGCTAAAATTCCATTTGTTTGTATTATCGTTGTGCTGTCATAATCAAAAATTATTGTACGATGGTCTGGAATTGTTGCGATTTTATAAACACCGTTAAGGTCAGCAAATTGACTGTTACTAATCAAAACAAAATCATTTTTAGAAAATCCATGACTGTCTGAAAAAATTAATTCTAGTTGTGTCGCATTGTTTAATGGCTCAATGGAAACAATGTTTATTCCAGTATTTGAAATCCTTTGTACGTCCCAGTCTGTGTTTTCTTTCTTGGCTATCCATATCAAGTCATTGTCGTTAATAGCATTTACATCAAGATTTAATAGATCAGTTAGATTGAAAGCAGTATGCTGTACATCCTCTGCTCGAACATATCCTGCAGTTTTATAAGTCTGTACCGTGTCCCTGTCAAACCCTTCTAAGTCGTAATTGTATTTTAAAAATGTAGTAGAAGCAACATAATCAATTGGTTTTTGATATAAATTTTGTTGTTGGATTGCAACCGATCTAGCAAAGTCTTTTTGTCCTGCAGTATTGTCTAATAACTCAATAGATTGTTTGTTGAAGAAAAATTTATCATCATCCATTTCAAACTGTATAGATTTTTTATTATCAACATTGCCTATTTCACCTGCTTTAATCATCCATTCCGGATAGATATCTAGACTAATATTTTCTCCGTTGAATTGAGCTTTTAAAAGTCTGTTGATCGCATTAAGAGTTCCTTTTTCTCTAATAAAACCTTGATAGAATTTGTACTGTGTTACATCATTCACAAAAAGATTTTCTAGATAATTCCTGGATTGATATCCTATTAAATGTTGTGCTAATTTCTGCTGGCCTTCATCAAAGTTATTTGTTTCTAAATTATAAAAATCATTAAACTGAGATATCTTATAATCAAAATTTGGAATTAATTGAGCACGTGGTTTTTCGCTTTTTATCTGCCAGTTTGAATTTTCAAAACCGTCTCCGCTGTTGTGATTAAATTTAGCTACATAAAAATTATTTTGATATTCTACTGTATTCCCTACATAATAATCTTTATTGTTTTCCCATAAATTAACATTTGCTTCGTCAAAAATAAATCCTGGAGAATAATAATCACCGTTCCACTGGCCTGTTTTCCATCCAACAAGTTTAAGTCTTTGTTGTCTGAATCCTGTTGTTGGATCAAAAATTATGTCATTAAAAACTGTTTTGTTATCAAAGAGTATCATGTGCTCTTTTTGTACAGCATTCATTACAATGTTGAAGATACCTTGCTCTTTGCCTTTAGATACTATTTCAAAATTAGTTCCAACTCGTTTAGTGCTAATTTGTTTTGGAGAAATGTTACTTCCTTGAGAATCAAGTACTGTGTATTCACCTACAAGATTTGTTAATTTATTAATAACTGAATTTTTTGTAGTTAAACTAAAACCGGCGGCGCCGGCTGAAACAGTAATTGCTGAACCATTTGCCCAACCCTGTGTGGTCCAATACAAAAATTCTCTTGCCGACATTCTCCAGTCGTTTACTTCTTTAATTTCCGAACTCCATGTTTCAAAACTAAATCCTTCATTTTTCAGATAGGCTTCATACCCCAACAAGAAATTAACAACGTCTTGTTTTGATTTTAATATTGATCCGTATGTTAGTTGTTGTTGTTGTTTTCCAAATTCTGTGTAAAATAATGCTTCTGTGTTTCCAATTGTGAACTTTTTATTATTTCCATTTTTAATTACAGGAAAATATGTAAAATATGGGCTTAACTTATTGTAACCTATAACTTTGTAACCGCCTTCTAGTGTTGAACCGTCGTTGGTAACATCAGTGTTTAATTCAATAAGGACACCTGAATAGCTAAATTTATTAACCGGATTAGATGTTCTAAAAAGAATTTTAAAGTTTTCTTCTGGAATGAATTGCGATCCGCTTAACGATGCCGGAGATACACTATCTGTTAGAATTTTTAAATTATCTTTATCTGTAAATCCGCCTAATTTGTATGCTAACTGAACATTTAGGTTTTTCATTTTATTATAGAAAAATACAGCTGGATCTAAATTATTCTTTATTAGATAGTTTACAACAAAAGGTTGATAGCCAGTTGTTTGATGTCTTGTAACTGCACCTGTAACCAAATCCGTAGTTGTTTCGAGGTGATAATATATTGATGATAATCTTTGTCTAATTCCAGTATCTTTATCTACTAAATTATTCGCCGTGTTTACTGTAAGTTTTGAATTGTCCAAATATAGACTAAAAAATTTAGCCGGCTTGGTCAATGCCAACATTCTCATCACTGCAAATGGGTATTGGGCACTTCTTCTCCATGCCGTTTCGCCTGGACCTTGATCTCCAAATTTCCATTCTTTTCTAATATTTGATGAATCAAAAGATTGCAGAAGTTGTGTTCTAACAGGAGTTAACAAATTTCCATTTTCGTCTACCGGTAGATAATTTGTAAGACCTGTTCTGGTGTATCTTGCTTTTGTTGTTTGAGTGTGTTTGTCGTAACCTGCTTCTAGGTCTTGCCACATTACAATGTTACCTGCCGAGTAAGGAGCCGGACCGTAATTTGTTTCCCAAGTACTAGGTTTTTCCGAATACCCTAACATCTCCCATGGATGTGTGTGAGGTTTGTCAGTGTCGTAGAAGTAGTTGTATATGCCTCTCCAATGTCCTTGAAGAAACTTATTGTTTAAAGAACTTTTGCTTGTGGAGTAATTGTATGAAAATGCATCTCCGTCAACAAAATTTTGTTTTTGATACTGTACAGCATTTACTCCTGCCCAGTTGTAAAAATCTAATGCTAGTATTTCATTTGCTTCGTTGTTTGTATAATCTGTTTTAACATCGTCCTCAATAAAAGCGGAAGGTCTAACATCCTGCTCAGAAAGAAGTGTGCTGTCATACTCAACTTTTATATTGTTGTATATACGTTTTTCAAATTCTAAAAGTAAATTGTCTCTATAATCACCATAAGCAATAGTTCTTGAACCGTCGTGTCCTACAATCACATTGGTTGCAGTTCTGTAAGTGTTGTCTAACACCAGCTCAGGTTTAAATTTAGGATACATTCCCAACTTGGTAGGAGTAGGTGGAACAAAACTTCCAGTTGTATCATTGTAATCTTTGATAAGAACAACATCTCCCACAGCAATAGTAGACAATATTTTAATGCTATCGTCCGTTGTGTTAAAGGTGTAGTCGGTTCCTCTGATCAATTGATTATCGTTCAAATAAACATAAACGGCTCTATTTGATAATTTGCTTATGTTAAATTGACTGTCAATTGCGTACTCAACTTCTAACTCATCTTGCACCGTATATGTTCTTGTTGAACTATTTTCACCGTATCCAATCATGTCTTCATAAAAGAAAGGAAAATTATTATTTTTATTCTGTTGAAGACTTGAAATAATTTCATCCAATCTTTCTGCTATAGTGCCGTCATGGTCTGATCCTGTTTTATATTTGAGAACACTCTCTTTGAATTTCTGATAAGAATTACTACAATAGTCTAGTGCGGCAACAATATTACTTGGTGTATCTATCAAACTAAAGAAAGCATTTGTCAACGGCGCACTGTGTTGAAGTATTGTTCCGCCTTTTAATTTAACATTAGGTAGATCTCTTAAATTAGTATTTCCTGGAAACTCTTCTCCAATAATATCTATATTTTTTTCATGTATATCATGCAAGTGATTTAAGATTTGTCCATATGTTAATTCGCCAAAAATAGAATTTAAAGGATTCACTGACAAATTTTCGGGTACTTCGTAAAGTCCTTTGCCTGCAACTTTTTTAGTTTTACTATATGTTAATATTTTTACCTGATCGCCTACTTTTAATTCCTTATTAAATTTTACATATTTGTGAAGTGTTCCGTTTTCCAATGTGTAATCGGTAGTTAAATTTTTTCTATTATGATTTACATCAACACTCACTTCTAGGTCGGCAATGTCCTTACTGTTTTTGTAAACGTCAATAACAAAAAGTTTTTTTTCGTCGGCAATAACATTGTGTGTTTTAATTACACGTTGTTTGCTCTGTTCTATTCTTTCTATCCAAGCACTTTTGCTATTGTGTGTTGTTTGTCCTGTTGTATAATGTAAGTGTCCAGCACTGTACAACTTTTCTTTGAACGTATCTCCACTTTTGTATTCAAAAGAAGACGATAACAAATCCGATGCAAAAACAATATCTCCAACATTGTTAATGGTGTTATATTTTACTTTGATTCCTAGTACTGAATCAACCGTCGCCGAATCTGACGTTTGATATTCAAAAACTTTTGCTCCAGTAAAACTACTGGATGGGTATGTTATGGTATCTCCAAATGATACGTGTTCATTATCCCAAATGCCAAACAACGGCTGTTGATTTAATTTAGTTTTCTCTTGTCCTGTTTTCCACGTCTCTGTTGATGAATTATAATAAAAAGTTTTTCCCTGATTGTTTTTTCCTAATTCTACAAACACACTGTCACCGTCATCTGGTGAGCCGTCGCTCTCTAATGTTAAACTAATTACTTTTGTACTGTTAACTGTAACAAGATTAAGTTTATAAATTTTATTCTTATACTGTGTGTCTGTGTCGGCGGTAAAAAGAATACGCATTCCATTGGTCATTGTTATCCCGTCGATGATGTACCCGATGTTGTTTACAATAGTAGACCCAACATCTGTAGTAACCGAATCAACAACAGTAACACTTTTCTTGGCTACCACTCCATGGTCATATAATGCTAATCCAGAATCAAATTCTATTATCGGACGCTTTGCTCTAGCTGTTTCTAATAGAGCAACCGATGACGCATTAATAGTCGCCGTTGTTTCTACTACATCTTTGTGAAACCATCTGTTATATCGAGACCAAGCATTTCCGTCAATACTAGCTCGGTTGATTGTAATATAATCAGGATTGGTTGGTCTATAAAAAGCAATTGAGTATGGTCTCGAGTCGTATGCAGTTTCGTCGTACAATGTTGTACTTTCTTCGGCATATGCTTCCGGAGTTATTAAGTCTGCTGTGTTTGTGAGTGTTATTGATTCTCCAACTCCATCAATATAAAATTCTTTAAAAGCGTAATTAACTGTATCTGTTACATTTTGACCAAACTTAATTTTCATTCCGTTTGATAGGCTATAACCGTTGCTGAAAGTATAATTTTTACATCCTGTTATCTGTTGTGAAACATCTATGTTTGTGGCGTCTGTGATATTTTTAATTTTGATTATACCGTTCATCCCTGAATGCGAGCCACACTGATAATGTAGAGTATCCGGAGCATTATCCGGAATAGTAAAAGTTAATGTACCGTTTTTTACACCGTTGTTAGTAACACCAGTATTATAAAGTACACTTGTTGACCCGTCTACATCAATCCCTGTCTTATAGGGTTCCGTCATTAGATAGAAAGGATGTGTATCCGAATCCTTAACAAACTTGTATGTATTTCCTCTATACAAAGTTATTTGCGGATTGTCTGTTGTTCCGTATGTTGAAAATCTATAAGAACCTGATCCGTTGGTTGTAAGAGATATTTCGTATATTGCAGACGGTCCTATTGAGCTTACAAGAATTGGGTTTGGTCCTTCCGGTAACCAATAATATTCTCTATAGTTTATTAACTTGTCTAGGTCTACTGCTGAATTCCAGTTGTATACTTTTTCTTCGGTTAATCTACCATGGTTCTCAACGTTACCTCCTAGATACGATAGCTGGTTGACAAAGTCGTCGTATGTTGCAGTGAACTTAACTTTGTCTTCTGGATTTACACTGCTAGTATCATTGTCTATATAAGTGACTGTTGGTTCTAATTGATAGTTTGTTCTTGCTTCACTAGTGGCATCGATGTAATTGTCTGCCACTTTTCGTGTGTAAGAATATTTTCTTCCAATAAAACCGTCCAAACGTTCTAGGCTTCCTTTTTGTATTAAAGGATCTAGTGTTGACGACAGGAATCGTTGATTGTTATCTGTTCTGTAGTAGGCCGGTAAATGCCCGACCGTTCTTCGGTAGCTTCTTCCGTCTTTGTCTGTGACTACTTCTAAATTTCTTGTAGATTGATTATCATCTGCCATCTTTAGTAACCTGTACCACTACTTCCCGAACTCGAATTGCTTCCAGACCCGTATGTTGAAGTGGTAACCGAAGATACTGCCGATGATGATCTTGTGTTATTTGTTATTGACGTAGTTGATGTTACAACTGTGCCTGAAGCTTCTAACTGGTTTGCTCCTAAGGCATCAATTATTGAAACATCATCAACTGTGGCTCCACTGATGAAAATTTCGTCTGACGCAGAACTAATTTGGAATAAAGATCCAAACGATTGTCCCGATTGATTTGGCACAATAACTGCTGTCAATAGATCCGGCGCAACTTCACGATGTATGTAAGCGGCCAGTTCCGTGAAATAAAAAGTATCTCCAAAATCCCAGTTTTCTAAAGCAAAAAATCTGTTTATTGCCTGTATAACTTTTGTTTTAATAATTGCATTACTAACGTTTGTATCGGGATTTTTAACAACTTTAAAAGTTGCTTGTAATTCTTCAACGGAGTTTTTTCCAAATAAGATTTTGTATTTTACCGATCTGTATATGATTTGATCACTTAGACCTTTTACAGGATTTAATTTAGCATCATAGCTTATTCTTAACTGGTCACTAGTGCTAGGAGAAGGACGGGTGCCTCCTTCTACTAACCAGGTTCGGTAATTAGTGTCGTATGTTCTTTCTAACATATAGATATCAACTATATTGCTAACACTTGGATCTATTCTAGATCCTTGTCCTGCATGATGTTTATATTGAAAATCAATTGTGTTTCTACCAGATCTAACAATATAATTTGTTGTTGTTGTTAAAGTTTGTGTTGTAGAACTATATTTCTTGATGACATCTTCAGCAGGATCACTAAAATAAAACAACTGGCCGTCGGTGTATGTGCCCGGCACAATAATATCTATTTCGTTTGCTGTTACAACAAAGTTAGATGCGTCATACGGCTTAAATCTTTCAATGTTGTTATAAGAAATATATTTTTCAAAAAATACATATTTTGTAGTTGGTGAAACAGTTGGCTCAACAATGATATCAAATATTTCTGGATTGTCTACTACCCCGTCATCGTCTGAATCAAAAAATCCTACTTCGACTTTTCTATTATCTTGATAACCATCTGCTTCTTGAATTGTGTTGGTCACTTGCCAATATATTGGATACCCTACAGCAGTTGACGATGATAAAATTAAATTATTTTTTAAAACTTTTACATAATCTTTTACTAATTGTCCTGTTCTGTAATCATAAATTCTTTCTTCGATATCATAATGAAATTTATTTTGTCCTTCCGATTCAAAAAGATATTTTAATCCTCTGTAAGTAACTGTGTATGTATTTCCATCGTTTGTAAATTTAAACCACCAACTAGCATCTAAACTAGTTTCTGTGTTGTCTCCTTCGTTTGTTAAACTGAAATCGTTTATTGTGTTCAGGTTTGAAGATGTAATAAATTTCCATTCAGTGTTCTCTGAATCAAATCTTAATGCAAATGTTTCGTATGCTTCAATTTTGTTTTGTATATCAGTTTTAAGTTCAGCCGTAAATGTTGTTAAAAACGGAGGTATCACAGCATTTACTATAGAGTTTGCTGGAACAATATTTGCTAATGTAAGCGGACCTACTCCTGATTCTAAATTACCTAAACCGCCATTAGCACCGTCGCCAACAACACCAGTTGTTTTTGCCCAAAGTCTATCTTGTGCATTATTTGTTCCCCCGGTGACTAGTCTTCCGTTTAAGAATTCTCTCGTATCCGGTGATGTAAATTTTATAAGAGATCCTGCTTTTACATATTGTAAATTATTTGTACTGTATTCACCAACTACCATAGGACCGCTGGCATTGAAATAACCTGTGTTTGTGTTTGTTCCAGTTGTAGTACTGACCCAAGTAGCACCCAGAGGTGTAATATCTTTTGTTGTGTATTTTAGATAATAAAATTGTCTCGAATATGCGTTTTTTAATTTTGCTTCTACCAATGTATTAAGTGTATTTAAAATGTCAGTTTTATTTGAAAATGTAAAAGTAAATGTTGGCGATGTTTCTTCTCTATAAAGTATGCCATCATCGGCAATAGTTGACACTTGAGAATATGCTCCAGTTGGATCAATTATATCCTTAGCCCTTGATATACCCGACGCTGTTCTGTTGACTGATTTTATTTTAACAATTTCTTGAGAAGCACTTAAAGGTACTATATTATAATCTTCTGCAGTTATCATTCTATTTTGTGAATAATATGTCTGCGGAGCATTTTCTCTTATCGAGTCGTTACTTTCTGTTGCTGAAGAATTGTAAACTGATTGTTTTAAACTTACTGTAATACTAGCAACCTGGCTTGCACCATTTCTATCTAGATACGGTAAATCAAATTGTACATTTTGTATGTCTGTTGATTTGATAGTATATTTTTCGTTATCACTTATTCTGTGGTATGCTCTAAACGACCCCGACGGAAGGTTAGCAAAATTTCCATCACCAAATACAAGATCAACCGAATCGTTGTTTTTTGTGATCACGTTGTAAACATCTCGTTCACCGGTAGACAAACTATTATAGATTGTATTATTTCCTGCTACACTAGGAACCTTTGTCCATAACTTTGAAACTTGATTTAGATTGTCAAGGCTGTAAAGCCATACATCGGTATCGTTAATGTTATTAACATTAATATTTTGTACGAAATTGGTTGTTGCTTGATCGATTGAAAATTCGGTATTTGTTAATGATCCTTGTTTAAACAGAACAAAAAATCCTGTGTTGTTTGACGAATCACCTGCACCGTCTGTTCTGTATAGGTAACTAAATCCGTCTCCGGGTACTGGTTGCTTTTCGTATATAGATTCGCTTGACGAAACTGTTGACGGAAGAATTTCAAAATTTCTTGTTACACCGTTAACTGGTTTTACAAATTTGTAAATTGGCAGGTCAACATTAATACTGTTTGATGTATAAACTTCTGTTGTTATTCCTCCAACTGATGTTGATTCTAAAGGTTTTCCAAATTTTTGTTCAGTAAAGTTTAATGAGTTTAGTATTGATATAAATTGTTCTCTATAATTTCCGTTTGTTGGATCATTCCATACTATTGATGTATTTGCTAGATTGTTTCCAGTTGGATCAATCACTGCTTCTGTTGTTGAAATAGAATCTATCTTTAATAAACCGGTAGCACACTGATTTCGTTTGGCATTATAATTAATTAATCTTGCTAATCTTAATATAGAATTTCTTCTTTCGGCAGTTTCTAAAAAGTTTTCTCTAGCATTTAGATCTACTCTGAAAGATAATGACTGAGATATGTAAGCTATCAAATCTATTAATGCCACATATTCAGAACTCTCTACAAAATCATTGAAATCATCTGGATAGTTTTCTTTGATGTACGACACCATTGTACGTCTGATGGTTTCAAAATCGTAACTTTTGAAATCAGCTTTTTGAAAAGATCTATAGATCTTTCTCCAATCTTCCGCAACTAATAATCTGTTTTGTCTGTCTGTGGTAGCCATTGTATAATACAATGGTATTTATGTGCTAGGAAATATGCGTACTTTAAGTTAGACGTATGGTACTGTTCTGATCAAAATCTAACTGCAATTTTTCGGTAATATTATATGGTAGATAACTGATTGTTGCTTGTATAGAGATTCCGTGATCTTCCTCTGATACTATAATCTCGTCTGTATTGACACGAGGATCAGCATTAAGATTACGTGTAATATCGTCAGCAATAGCCTGTCTTAAATCTTCAGTCAACGGTTCAAATAGTACATCGTATATTATAGTGCCAAACTCTGGATTTTCTACCCGTTCTCCTTTTCGTATTGACAATCTATTGAGAAGATTTTGTTTGACTAATTCAAAGTCATACAGTTTATAATTGGTCTGATCTGCCTGACTGCTGAAACCTTTAAAGGTTTTTTCCTTTGTTATCAATGTCTTTCCTGTATCTTGTGCCATGTCTATTAAAATCTGCTAAAAAAACTTCCTATACTAGAACCAACTGAGGCAATGGTAGAGGATATTCTGCTTCCAACATTACTTACCAAGGATTTGACATTGGTCATTGCTGTCACATGTCCGCCCATAATGTTCTTGTAATTATTTTGTACAAATTTTGCTGACTTGCCAATTACTTCATTTTGTGATAGTCCGGTTATTGAGCTGGCTACGTCAACACCTTTCATTCCATACTGTATACCTGTTTTTGCGATGTTGTTAATTTTGCCTGCGCCTGCAATTTGGTCTACAAAATTAACAGCTGAACTAGTAATACCGGCATTATCCTGAAATATGCCGGCAACTGTTGAGGAACTGGTTGTAGCTGATGATAAACTATTAATAACCTTGCTAGCGGAAGTGCTGACCTTTTGTGAAAGATTTCCGGATGTGAACAATGTACCTGATTGATTAATGAACACCTGATCCTTTAATGTTTGTGAAACGTTTCCATTAATTGAACTTATTGTCTGGCTAATGGCATCATTAACTCCTGCTGTTATTGGGGTCAATGATTCATTTTTGATAGAATATAATGTATTATAATTTTTAGTAAATTTATCTGCCTCTTGTTGAATTTTGGTTATTGCTCCTACAGTATTATTTGTTTTTTTGGCTAATCCTTTAGCTTCTAAATGTGCTTGAAGATCTGCCTGGAACTGTCCTATTTTTATAGTTGGGTTACTACTATTTCTGTTTCGTTGGGAAATAAATTGGGAAGTACCCGGAATCTTGTCATTAAGGCTGGGTCCAGTGGTTCCAGCAAAAGAAATAATTTTATCGTAATGATAAGGAAAAGGCTCGTGGGTAGGAACTCTCATACCCGACATAGAAACATTTCCTTCTACCGTCACTTCCAACGGACCTGCTTGATATTTTTCCATTGGATTTACATCGGGAATAAAAACGTGTCTTGTACCTGTTCCAAAAGGATTTGTGTCAGTTGCATTTGTTCTTTCAAGGTCACTAAAAATACTAGAGTTTGTTCCTATACTATTAAAATGGACTTGAGCACCTGTTAAGTGATGTTGTCCGCCTGCCATGTGAATCTGTTGTTGACCGGCATAAGTTAAAATGGAACCATTTGGTGCTTTTTCTGTTATACTACCTGTTGTGGCCTGTAATTGAATATCTGTATCTGAAAACTGTTGTATTGCTCCACCATCTATAACTGTTTTATTAAGAGAACGCATCTTAATTTGATTCCTAGCAAACATATTAATATCGGAATCACTGTGCAAGTTAAGATCTCCACCTGCTCTAATGTTTATTGAATTTCCTGAATAGATATCAATCGCTCCGTTGGCTGAAAACTCCATCCAGACATTTCCAGATCCGTTGGCTAGATAAACTACTCCTGATGAATCATTGAGTAAAAGTTGATGTCCCGACGAACTCCGTAATCTTATAAGTTGGTTTTCTCCATTACTGTCACCGTCGTCCATAACAAAACTGTGTCCAGTGAGTCTATCAACAATTTCTTGTTTAACACTATCTACCCCTCCAATTTTTCTTTTTCTTCCACGTGGGTCTTTTCTGCCGGGTGTGCTTATTCCGTAAACTTGGCTAGGAGATTCTCTCCTGGCACTTGATGTTGTTGTTCCTCTAACTGTGTCTTGTATAAGTCCTTCTTGTCTTAGTGTTTCAGCAAAAGGGTGTATTGGTTGTTTCACTGACCCAGGTGCGTCTGCTAATAATCTAGTATTAATTTCTCCTGCCGGTACTTTGTCTGTTCCGTACATTTCTTCTTTGGACTGTTGAAAATCTCCGAGAGCTTCCACTTGTGTGTTTGTAGATGCCGCTATACCCGGTGTCATAAAATTGTTGTTGGGCTCTGGAATACATCCTATCCAATAAGCCTGTGAAGCATCTCCTTCGACAAATAATATCATTACTCGTGTACCTGTGTCGGGTGGTACCATCCACATTCCGTACGAATGCCTTGATTGGCTATATGATCCAGGACTGTCTGAATTATTATAACTGCTCTCTATGTGTTCTGCTCCTTTTGTACCATAGAACGGAGTCATGTAACGACACAAAACCTCATGAGATTGATAGTCTTTGGTTGTTCCTACTGATGCTTCTATTATAACTGCTATACGTCCCAGTCTTTCCGGGTCTCTATTATTAGTGACAAGTCCCACATACGGTCCAGAATTTTTTTCCACCATCTTCTGTAGGTGAAGGCTGGGTTTTATTGTTGAAAAATCGCTAAACTGTGTAGACATAAAATTACTTACTAAAAAACCTTTTTATTTTTTGTGATATTGAGTTAAACACTTCACGTATGCTTGGTCCTTCCGGCATCTCACTATCAAGTACTATATTTTTCCATTTATCAACATACTCATCTTTACTAATTGCAATATTACCACTATTAGTTTTTGTGAATTCATCTGGCACAGGATTTTTCATTTTAATTCCTTGGTTTTTAAATCTAACCATGTGTAGTACTTGTTTAAACTGTCCTTGATCAAAATTATTTTCAATCTTAAAAACTCTGTATAATCCACTAAAGGGTATTCTGTCTCCTTTGTTCAACATATATGTTCCTGATTCTAAATCAATATCTACCGGAAACCTAAAATCTAAACTTACATATGGTTCGGCCATATTTAAATTATAACTCATAAATGTATCATCATATGCGTTGTAAGAATTATCCCTTATACTTCTATTTTTGTTATCCCATACACCAGGTCCTTGTATATCTGTAAACTCCGGTGTTAACAACGGAGCAAATTGATTATTACTTAGATAAGCAGGATCTCCCATCACTGTCATTTCTAATTTAACCATATCTCCCTCTGGGTTACTGAATGCATCTTGGAACTGTACAAGACTTTCGTTTACACCTGTAACACCTGTTGTCGATGTCTTTCCCCCTCCGGGATAGGCAGTGTGTGGAAGATCCGGTTCAACGCTCTCTGTATCGTTGGATAAATTTCCTGTTGTTCCTCTAGCGGCATTGGTAACTGTAGAATATTGTTGCGGAGATAATGCTTTATATCTTGGACTATAGTACGCAACATTATATCTTATGTTTAGATCTAAGATTTCTGTATTTTCACCAGTGAACACATATTGATATCTTTTTCTTGCTAAAAATTTGTTGTTTATAGAAACAAAGTTTCTAAATCTCGAATGGAGCCCTGGTTGTGTATAATTTAAGATATGAATTTTGATTGGTTCTAAATGATAATGTATTATCTTGGCGTGTGATTTTGTTTTTTCATCTATGCTTGATAATTGTTTGATGTTGGTTGTTACTTTAAAATAGTCTACATAAAACTTATCTTCGTTATCCATAACAAACTTTGCCTTTGCTTCTTCGCTAACCAATTTATCAATCGAATCGCCCATATCGCCGTTGGCCCTGAGTGCCCAATCTTTCAATCTTTGTTTGTCGTTGTTATACGGAGGAATTAATTTCATAACTTCAATAAGATGTTGGCTAATTCCTGTTCCTTTATCTACCGTAGAAAGTCTAGTTGCTAATTTCTTGTTTGTGTTAAACTTTTTTGAATCATCAACATTCTCAGTCAATGAGTCATCTGGTTGATCTGTTGGCGAAAGGTTTGTGAAATTAATATTGCTGGCTTTATCTATAACAAACACATCATTTAATTTTGGATCACAGGTTATAAGATATTTGTCTGCTGTAGTGCCTCCAAATTGTTTTTGCTCGATTTCAATATTAATCATTTCATTTAATGCTTTTGTAAAATCCTGACAATAGTCTGATAGTTTGCCTCCGGCTTTTATGTCAACAGTCAAAGGACTCCTTGTGTAATTGAATCTGTTCATGAAAGCATATTCGTTTACAGGCACGGCTTTGACTGCATACTGAGATCCTCCTTGATTAACATCAATCTGCATCTGGGTAATGTGTACAGGAATGGCTCTTTTTAAATTATCGCCATTGACCAAAGGTTTTCCATGGCTGTCATAACCTTTGTATTCTACTGTAAGTAAAAACGGTGCTGTAACATGATCTTTGAAACCCGAAGCATTTGCGGCTCCCCTCACCTTTGTCACAAGGCTCAACCCGTAGGGTTCGGCAATAGACATGTCAATGCTAGTCACTGACGTAAATTGTCTAGACGGATCTGCTACCGGTACTGTAGTGATATCACACTTCTCTATAAAAAAATCGTGTGCTCTTGTTAGTACTGATTTTGCAAAATCTGAAATTTGCCTATTCTCTACTGTACGAACAGTTGTTTGCGAAGAAATTCCTTCCGAATTTTCGTTTGCTTGTGCCTGAGGAAATATTTGTTCAGATTGGTCTACAAAATTTAAACTACCGTTTATGCCCCCGGTTCTTGCCACAATGTTTGTTGGTTTGTATCCAGATTTTAGATACGATGCAGAATATAATTCTTCTCTAGTTAAGGCACTTAATGTGAAGATACTAACGTACGACGAAAATCGAGTTAACGGGTTTTCGTAATCAATTTTTGCCCTCTTAACATTAGAATTTACGTTTACAACAGTTGCTCCAGAAAACGCATTTTCATTAAAAGTATTAATTTCTTCTTGAATCTTTATTTGCTGTTCAGATTTGATGTTTTTTCTTTTTTCATATCTACTGACCATATAACATCCTATATCCCTAGGTCATCTTTAAGGCTAGAAAGTTTTGGAAGTTGAATTGTTGTGCCTGGTGCAAAATCATATATAGGATCTTCGATCGCATTTGGATTCCTTTGAGCAAACACCCACCATAATCGCGGAGATCCATATAAGTCATATGCTAACAGATCCGGTCTGTATGCATATATTCTATCTATAGTATATTGCACGTCGTCTTCTCTGGCCGTAATTGGTCTAGGTACAAAAAAATCTAAATTTAAGTTATTCTGAGGTGTGACAGCATATGGAGATGTGTTACTGTACTGAGCCATTAAATAAATCCTATTTGTTCAATATTGTTTCCGCTAGTTCCACCTGTGAGTTTTCCAGAAGCAAAATCCTGTAAAGAGAAATTCTTAATTGCTTCTCTGCTGTAAACTGGTTGTATCTGTACTGTAAAGATACTAGATGTTGGAGCCCAAGTTTCTGGGATACGTGTAGAAGTTGAACTGTATGCAGTTTCAGACGCTTCCGGTAAGGATGCTCCTTGTGATGTACAGATATAATCTACATTGTTAGTAAGTTCTACTGTGAAGTTTGTAACTACAACAGGAATATTTTTAAACACGTGCTGTCCATATCCATTCAATAAAAGTATAGGTGGAGGACTGCCTTTATAAGCTTCGTCTCCACCAAAAAACATTTTTGTAACTGTTCTTAAAAAATGTAACGTGGCTACCCATGACTGTGCATCGTCTTGGTTCTGTACAGGAAACTCACCAACTATTGTCATGTTGCTTGTTTCAGAATTTTGGTAGGCATAAAAAGGAAAATTGTTATGAACTGTTGCCATAGGATTATATGCCGCTTGGTGTTGTACAATCACGTTTGGAGTTAACGGAAACAATATCCCGCCGGTATCGGACAGTTTTGAAAGCATATTGTATTTTGTGCCTCCCTTGGTTTTGTTTTGTGTTGTCCCATCACCAAAAAGTATTTGTCTCAAATATGTGTTAGCTGTTGGTACTGTAAGTCTAACTCTCCAGTCGGTTTGGGCGTTTCTTCGTGTCCAAGAAGCATCTGCTCTTGTTCTTAAAGGTGACTCTGCTCCTTGTTGCAGATTTGCGCCAAGCAATCTACCAAGTGTTCTATTAAACACATTAGATGCTACTCCGCCAATAGTTTGCGACAGTGATTTACTGTCCGGGGCTATTAAATTTGAATCGTTCATAATCGTTGACTAACTTGTAAAAATTCTGTATAATCAATAGTATTTATTAGGCATAATTATAGGCGCACTTTATATCCCAAAAGTTTACAATTAAAAACAAAGGAAAACAGGAAAATATGAAAAAAGTAAATTATTTGAACAACAAGGACTTGTTGAAGGAAATTCATAAGAGCAAGAACACGTATTGTTCTTTTGTAAACGAGGGTAACGATCAGTACGACCTTATAGTTCCTGATATTAAAAAGATAAATGCATCAGCTATATCCCAGGCAAGAAAAATAAAAGCAAAAAGACTTACACAAGAGTCGTGGGAACAAGCAAAAGCCGAGGGAGTAAAAAGAGCAAAAATGAGTGATTATGAAGTATCACCAAGAAAATTAGATAAAACAGAGTTGATATTTAGAGTAAAGACATTTGATCATATCCCGGAAGAGGAAGGCAGAAAGAAAAATCCAAAAACAGTTGGGGATCGTCATACTAAAGTTAATTTTCCACCGTTCCAGCACTACAGAATTAACGAAAAAAATGAAAATGTTTGTGTGGGTAAAAGTCACTGGGAAGGCGGCATGTCAAACGGAAACTTTAATACAGGACACGGAAAAATGACAAACAAACTAGCATTAATGTACATGAAGCTGTGTGAGAGATACGGCACAAGAAGTAACTGGAGAGGTTACACATACAATGACGAGATGCAATCACAAGCCTTAATGCAACTGAGTCAGATTGGATTACAGTTTGACGAGTCAAAGTCCGACAATCCGTTTGCGTATTATACAGCGGCAATAACAAATTCTTTTACAAGGATTTTAAATTTAGAAAAGAAAAACCAGAACATCAGAGACGATATAATGGAAATGAACAACCTTAAGCCTAGTTTTACTAGACAAAATAAAAATGATGAACAAACAAAAACAGAAAGAGCAGATAGAGAGAAAGTTATTATTGCGGAAAAAAGTAAAAAAGTAATTGAAAAAACGTATTATCACACTGCGGCCGGAGACAAAATTGAAAGAACACAACCTCTTGCTCCTGTAAAAGTGTATACTAAAAAAGCAATCGCCCAATTAAACAAGGTACTTAAAAAAAACGGAAATATTACAAGCAAAGATTTTAAAAAGATAAAATAATTTATGTCAATGTTTAAAAAAGCGGCGTGTTTCACTGACATCCATTTTGGATTAAAAGGCAATTCACGAGTACACAACGATGACTGTGAACAGTTTGTAAAATGGTTCATAGATCAAGCCAAAGCCGAAGGGTGTGAGACTTGCATATTCCTAGGAGACTGGCATCATCACAGGTCAGCAACAAATGTTTCCACAATGAACTACACTGTATCCAATATGGAACGTCTAAGTGCGGCGTTTGAAAAAGTTTATGTGATAATGGGCAATCACGATTTGTTTTATAGAGAAAAAAGAGAAATTAACTCAATGGAATTTATCAGAAATATACCAAACATACACATCGTTAACGAATGGTTAGTAGATGACGATGTTGCAATCATTCCATGGATAGTTGAAGACGAGTGGAAGAAAATTCCAGAAATGAAACAAAAATATATATTTGGTCATTTTGAGATTCCGTATTTTAAAATGAATGCCATGGTTGATATGCCAGATGTTGGAACTATACAAGCCGATCATTTTGTAAATCAACAATATGTGTTTACCGGACACTTTCATAAAAGGCAAGTTAGAAACAATATACATTATATTGGTAATGCTTTTCCACACAATTATGCAGATGCAGGTGACGACGAACGAGGAATGATGATATTAGAACACGGTGGAAAACCAAAATATATCAATTGGCCCAATATGCCCAAATACAGACAGTATAAAATCAGTAGCCTATTAGCAGACACAGACAGAATGTTAGAAAAAAATATGTATGTAAGGGTTGGATTAGACATAAAAATTTCATATGAAGAAGCTAATTTTATAAGAGAAACTTTTATAGAAAAATACAAATTAAGAGAATTACAACTGGTACCAGAACAACTAGATCAAGCCGAATCAAAACCAGTAACAGTAGAAAAATTTGATTCTGTTGATCAAATTGTTTTAAAACAATTAGAAAGCGTTGATTCAAAAACATTTGATAAAAATATTTTAATGGCAATTTATAATAATTTAGATGTTAACAATTAAAACACTCACAGTTAAAAATTTCTTGTCTGTCGGCAATCAGGCTCAAGCGATTAATTTTGATAATAAAAAATTAGTGCTTGTTATAGGAGAAAACTTGGATCTCGGCGGAGACGATGCTGGTGCTCGTAATGGCACAGGTAAAACTACCATTATAAATGCAATCAGTTATGCATTCTTTGGCGAAGCACTTACTAACATACGTAAAGATAACCTGGTAAACAAAACTAACAGCAAGGATATGTTGGTAGCTATTGAATTTGAAAAGAACGGAACAAGATATAAAATTGAAAGAGGAAGAAAACCACAGGTATTAAGGTTCTATTCAGACGATATAGAGCAAGAAAGCAACGAAGCACAAGGCGAAAATAGAGAAACACAGCGTGAAATAAACAAACTGTTAGGTATGACCCTGTCAATGTTTAAAAATATTGTTGCACTAAACACATATTCACAACCGTTCCTTTCGACCAAACAAGCAGAGCAGAGAGAAATTATTGAACAATTACTAGGCATTACTTTATTATCTCAAAAAGCAGAGTTGTTAAAGGAGCAAATAAGAGCAACAAAATTACAAGCAACCGAAGAGAAATTTAAATTAGATTCAACGGTAGCATCTAACCAAAAAATTGAAGAGTCTATTAATAATCTAAAACTACGAAACTCTGCATGGAAAACACAGCAACAACAAGATATTAAAAAGTTTAAAGAAGCAATCAAAGACCTGGAAAAGGTTGATATTAAGATTGAATTAGAATCTCACAAACAAGTTCAAAAACAACAAAACGATTTAAAAACAGTGAGAGGTCTCGAAAAAGAAAAAGCATATCACGAAAATAGTTTAACAAAAACTATAAAACAAATAGATCTAAAGAAAAAAGATGTTGAATATGCAAAGGATGCCACTTGTCCAACTTGTGAACAAGAACTGCATGACAACAAGCATCAACAACTTTTAAAAAAAATAAATGAGGATCTATTAGAATTAATTAATGACGAAAAAAAACTTAATTCGGAATTAAAACAGATTAACGATAGCATAGAAAACATTGGTGATATTGGCGCACTAGCAGATACATTCTACGACACTATCGATGAGGCTTACAATCACAAAGGCTCGTTAGAGGATCTAAAACGTCAATTAGAGCAAACTGACAAAAAAGAAAATCCATATCAAGAGCAAATTAACGAATTAACCAAAACTGCTATGCAAGACATAGATTATACAAAAGTTAACGAATTAGATGATCTACAAAGGCATCAAGATTTCTTATACAAACTATTAACAGCAAAAGACTCTTTTGTAAGAACAAGAATTATTGAACAAAACTTAACTTTTTTAAATCAACGGTTGGCTTGGTATTTGTCACAAGTCAAACTACCACACACTGTAGTATTCCAACCCGATCTAACTGTACAAATTGAAGAATTAGGTAGAGAATTAGATTTTGATAACTTGAGTAGAGGTGAACGAAACAGATTGATTCTATCAATGAGCTGGGCATTTAGAGATGTTTGGGAAAGTCTTTATCAACAGATCAACTTGCTGTTTATTGACGAGTTAATTGATGCTGGGATGGATGCTTCTGGTGTAGAAAGTTCCATGGCTGTATTAAAAGAAATGTCACGAACACAAAACAAGAACATATTCTTAATCTCACACAAAGACGAATTAGTGAGTAGAGTGAACTCTGTTTTGAAAGTTGTTAAAGAAAATGGTTTTACTAATTATGCTAATGACGTTGAAATACTGATATGAAGACGTTGATAACAGGTGGCAACGGAAAGTTTGCCACACAATTACAAAAATATATCGACGGTGATTACTTTAGCAAAGATCGTTTAGATTTAACAAACATTGAACACATCCAGAACTTACCAAATTACGATTGTATTATTCATACTGCTACTGGGTCACCGTCTATTAACAAGTTTACTTTATTATTACTAACAAAAGGAAAGAAAAACTTTATATTCACTAGTAAGCAAGGAACGTTTCTTAACTGGAAGAAACAGGGAGATATGTTATACGGTATAGAAAAACTTGTTTTAAATTTTATGGTTTATAGATTTAATATGGAAAAAGAAAATTGTCAATTGGTCGAACCTGGACATATGGGAACAACAGACGAGTATGATCAAAAAGCAAAAAAATTTAAAGAATATTTAGATCAGTGGAAATACACAAAAAATATGATCTACGACCTCGAAAAAGATCGATATCTACCTTACTGATACCTTACGTATAAACTTGTCCTTGTTCCGGCTTGTACAGAATATTCTGTTGAATGAAAAGTTTTTTCTGACGACAACAGTGCATACCCATGATTTTGCTTATATTTAAAAAATTTAAATGGTGTCTCGTCAATATCATGGTGTAAACAAGTCCCTGGATGTTTAGCACTATCTAAATAAATTTGTAGGCTTAATTTTATAGAAGCATGATCCACATGTGGTTTTAAAAAATATTTTTTTGTGTCATACCATATGTCGACCGATGAAAGCGTTAGTTCTGTTTTAAAATTTTTCTCTAATTGTTTTTTAAAACTTGCGTTAGAAAACATTATCATCATTTCTCTTATTATCTTATTAGAACTATCAGCTTTTTCTCTGAATTGGGTTTCCTGCCCTTGCAATTTTGTTTTTACAAGGTTATCTTTAACACTTACCAACGAATTTAGGATCTTGGGGCTAAGAATATTTTGGTATTCTTGGTAAACAAAGTTTTTTTCTGTAATAACCGGTGATTTTTGTATTGACTGAACCAGAAATTTAATGTTATCATTGCTCATACGTTAATTAATTAGCGTATTAACAAAATGGAGAGTAAAAATGTCTGAGACACACGATCAAATTATGTCGACAATTCAAGCCTATTCAGAAGAGAACTCTAAGTTCGTTGAAAAGGGTGTTAAAGCTTCAGCAACAAGAGCCAGAAAAGCATTAGCAGAATTAGGCAAATTAATTAAGTCAAGAAGAAAAGAAATTCAAGAAGTTAAGAACGCGGCAAAAACAGCGGCGTAATTAATATTTGAATTGCAATTCAAAACCCCTTGCTATTTTAGTTAGGGGTTTTTTTATGACTTGAGGATTCCTTTACCGTGTACCCTTACACGGATATGACCATTATAATAATCATTAGTTTCTAAGACCTTACGTGAGAACTGCTCACGTGCCTCCACATAGGATAACTCCGATCTCGATTTACAGTAGAACAGTATCTCCCTCTTAAAATTTTCTTTGCCCAGTTTGTGGATGTCCATTGTCAGATCATCACTAGATCCATAGTAGTCTTGCCAGTCGCTGTCCACCTTGTACCTACGCTTGTTCCTGTTGCCCTTGAGTGGTGGTCTGGATCTCTTGAACCTGGCCAGTTTCTTGCCTATGTACTTCCTACCGTTGGTTGTGTTTGTTATCTCATACACGAAACCCTCGCAGTCCGCGGGCAAGATGGTAATCTCATTTCCTTGGTAGGTCCAATTCATATTGGTATTTAAAGCCAAAAGGATTGCCCAGTTTTTTAATCCGTGTTATATAGTAGTGAAGGGCAACCGTATCCTTCCACCAGGCAAACAAATTTCCCCATAGGCAAACATAGCATCTTCTCAGTGAGCAGTGAAATGCACCGGATAACGGGATAAGTGAATCACTTGATGCACCATACAAAAATGATGA